GTAAATGAAATTAATAATGAACGTAAAAATTATATACTATGGTAAATGTATTAGAAATAGGAGTACTATTCATATTTGGTGGAATGTGCTTCGCTGCAGGAATGTATTTAGCAACCCAAATGGGTGACTGGATTAAAAAAAATATAAACAAAAAATAGTGGAAAGAATATTAGCTTTATTTATTATTATAATATTAATAATATCATTATACTTAATAAGTAATTAAAATGAAAGGTAATTTTTTTTCAATATTAAAAAAAGTGGATGGAGAACTTGTCCACACTATAAAAGCTAAAGGTACTATTTATAAAAAATGGATAGATGAATTACCTGAAGGAACTAAAATAGAAATATTTGCTAGTATAGCTGGTGAAGATGGATCTAATGCACAACTTGCAAAGATTCATGCTATGATCAGACAATTAGCAAATGACTTAGGTTATACTTTTGGTGAGTTAAAATTACAAGCTAAAAGAAAAACAGGATTATGTTGGACAAACAATAATCAAGAATATTGTAAATCATTTAAGGACTGTAGTAAATCAGAACTTAATTTAGTTATACAATCTTTAATAGAGATAGGAGATTTTAGTGGATCTAATTTGAGGTAGAAATATCTTTACCAAAATGTTTTTCACTAAAATCTTTTTTATCTTTAATAACTTCTTGAATATTTTCATCATTTGCATTCATAAGAACTTCTGATAAATTATGTTTAATTGTTTCATCAATTTCAACAGTTTTCTTTTGTCTATGAGCTTGATAATTAATTTCATTTATTAATGATAATAATGTCCAAACACATTTATGAACAATAGTTATTTCTTCTTTAGGAATATCTTTAAAATCAGTTTTAATTAAATTCATAATCTCAATAATATCATCTGCAGTCATAGGTGACATAATGAAGTTTAATGTATCTTCAATTGCAAGTCTAAAACTTCCTGAAATAGGAACTTGTATTATAGCATCATTAGGAATAATAACACTTTTTGTTTCCTCAATTTGTTGCATTAAATTTTTCTTTTTTTTTGTAGATTTTTTTTCTTTTTTAGCCATTATAAATAGTATTAATATACTTAAAGATACAATATTTTTACTATCTTTACAAACCTTAAATAAATCAATATGTTTCAAGAAGATATATTAGAAATGCAAACTGAAATTCAAGATTTTAAAAAAGATTTTGAATCAAAGTATAACAAGAATATAAATATACTTGTTAGTGATAAATCTGATGTGGTTGTCAATGTAAGACAATGGGAAGATGAAATACAAGCAATGAAAGAAGCACATCAAATTAGAACAATAGAAATACTTGAAAAATTAGTATTAGGTACAATGCGTACATTATATCCAGAATTTAGAGGATGGAGAACTCTAGGAAAAGAGTGTAGAAAAAGAGAATTTGTAATATTTAAACAACTCTTTTGTTATATGTGTAATAAAATGGGATTTACATTACAATATACAGGTGATCATATAAATAAACATCATGCAAGTGTAATACATAGTATTAAACAAGCAAAAGGTTTATTAGATATTGGTGATCCTATGTTTTGTGAAGCTTATAATGAAATCAAAATAAATATAAAAAATTATGTTAGAACTATTCCAGAAGATATTAAAAGACAAGCTTACACCCAACCAATTATTAATGTTGATTGGAATGAATGAGAATATATCATTTCCTATACAAAATAAACAATATGATATAGGAGCATTAATTAAATTAGAATTAGTAGAATTTAAAGAAGGAGCAAGATATTCATTAACCGCAAAAGGTAAAAGAATATGTGCAAAATATAATAATCTATATAAAATAAGAAAGAAAAGAACTAATAATCAATTAATGGGTAAAGGATATATGGAAATGATTAAAATATATAGAGAAGCATTTCCTGCAGGTAAATTACCAAGTGGTAAACCAGGTAGACAAAATGTTAAAACATTAGAAAATGCATTTAGTTGGTTTTTTGAAACATATGATTATACATGGGATGAAGTAAGTCATGCAACAGTAATGTATCTTCAAGAATACAAAGAAAAAGACTATATGTATATGAAAACAAGTCAATATTTTATATGTAAATCAGATAAAAATAAAGTAAAACATTCAGAACTTGCTGATTATTGTGACATGGTACGTGATGGTATAAAACCAGAGGAGAATAATCATTTTAAAGAAAAAGTAGTATGAGTAAAATTAAGCCAGCATGGGATGGACAATATCAAGCATTTAATGATGCTTTGAAATATATGCTTGCTAGGCAGAGTGGTAAAGAGAAATCTATACAAACTCCATGGCCTAAGTTTAATGATGCTATTACAGATGGATTAGAATGGAATACTCTCACTGTGATCGGGGGTAGACCTGGATCAGGGAAAACCTTGATTAAGGATCAGATCATAAGAGAGTCCTTCATTCTAAATCCAGCTGAACAATTTAGAGTATTAGAATTTAGCTTTGAAATGGTGGGTAGAACCACAGCATTAAGAGAATTCTCATCTATCACTGGTAAAACTTATAAAGAATTGTGTAGTGCAGGTTCTACTTTGTCCAAGGATACATTTGATAAATGTCATATGTATTCTAAACATAGGATTAAAAGTCCTGTAGACCAAATAACTACACCAATGACTGTAAATCAAATGAGAGATCAAGTAGATATGTATATGAATATGCATCAAGGTAAAAAAACTATTATTACTCTTGATCATAGTATCTTAGTAAAGAGAGCACCGTATCAAAATAACAGATTAGATATGTTATTTGAATTAGGTGAGTTCTTTACAGAGATGAAACGTACATATCCTTGTATGTTTATATGTTTATCACAATTAAATAGGAATATAGATAATCCAGATAGAGCAACTAACGGTAAATATGGTAACTATGTATTAGAATCAGATATATTTGGTTCAGATGCAATGTTACAACATGCTGATACTTTAATAGGTATTAACCGTCCTGCTAAACAAAAGATTAGATATTATGGACCTGATAGATATATAATAGAAGATGATAGAACATTAGTATTACACTTTCTAAAAGCAAGAAATGGTGATACAAGAATGAGTTTCTTTAAAGCTCAATTTGAAAGAATGCAAATAGCTGAGATGGATACACCACCTCAACAACAAAGAAGATAATATATGACACCACAAGAACGTAAAGCAAAAGTATTAGAATTAAAAAAAGAGCATGAAGATTATTTCCAAACAATTGGAAAAATTAATGCATTATATATACCAAAGATGGCATATAGACCATCAGGAAAAGATGAGTTACATGTATCTTTCTTTCCAAGTGAATTACAAAAAGGTAAAGATATCTTTACAGAATTTGTTAGTATTGAATATGATTCAGAAGATCCTAAAAGAACATTATATTTATTAAAACATAATGCTCATTGGGAAGAAGAATATGAAAAAGTAACAAGTAGTTCAGGATTTGAAAGACATATTGTACCTGTAAGTGAATTAAAAGTGATGAATGATATTACTGATAGATCTAAAGTCAAAGAAACAGTTAATATAATTAATCCAGATGAAAGAGGAGTAGTAGATGTTCTCAAAGGTATTGAGAGAGCATTATTAAGTATAAACCAAAAATTAAATAAATAATGGCACAAAGTGTATTAATTATAGCTGACTCAGGGTCAGGTAAATCAACATCAATAAGGACTTTACGTCCTGAAGAGACATTTATTATTAACATTGCAAATAAACCTTTACCATTCAAAGGATGGAAAAAGAATTATACAGCAATTAGCAAAGAAAATCAAAAAGGAAATATGACACCAGTGTCTAGTTCTGCAGGGATTATAAAAGCTATGATGCATGTTAATGATAAAATGCCTCATATAAAGAATCTAGTAATAGATGATTGGCAATATATGTCAAGTTTTGAATATTTTGACAGAGCTAATGAGAAAGGATATGATAAATTTACTCAAATTGCAGCTAATTTGGCTCAAGTAGCTAAATTACCTAAAGATATGAGAGATGATTTATATATATTCTTTCTTACACACTCTGAAGAATCAACAGATGTGAATGGACACAGAAAAGTTAAAGCAAAAACTATTGGTAAAATGATAGACAATACATTAACTTTGGAAGGTCTATTTTCTATAGTTTTATTTGGCAAAGTTGTCAAAGATGAGAATGATAAGTTAAGTTATGTATTTGAAACAGTTAATAATGGAGAAAATACTTGTAAATCACCAGCAGGAATGTTTGATGATGCACGTATAGAAAATTCATTACAACGTGTTAAAAATGCAATTATTGAATATGAAAATTAATTAAATTATGAATGAAGTTAAAAATAAGAAAGTTATGTTAAATACTAAAGACATGTCTGCAGGAAGTGGACGCACAAAACCTGTATTAGATCCAGGAAACCATAAAGTAAAGATAAATTCTATTACATTAGATCAAACACCATATGATACAGAATCATATAATATACATTTACATGTAGAAACTGAACCAGTTGGTGGTGATTTTGAAGGTTTCTTTAGAGATTATAATAATCAAGCATTAGGTAGATATGAAGGTCAAGTTGGAAGAGTAAGAATTAGTCCTTTTCCATTTAAAGATACTACATTACCTAGTGGTAGAGAAATTAATAGAGATCAAGAGATTCTAAAAAATATGATTACTCTTGCTGAGACACTAGATATGAGAGAAGGATTAGATTCTATTGAAGCAACTACTATAGAGGAATTTATGAAAGACTGTAATGATTTATTTACAGGTGAAAAAGGATCTGCATTTATAAACATGTGTATAGGTGGTCGTGAGTGGGAAAATAAAGAAGGTTATATAAATAATGATCTTTTCTTACCACGTATATCTAAAGATGGTATTGCAATGGAAGCATTAAATAAAGAAAATTCTAGATTATTAAAGTTTGATCGTGCTGTGCATGTTAAAGCTTTAGTTAAGAAAGATGCTACATCTAATGGTGTAGAAACTCCATTCAAAGCAGACTCAGGATCAGGTTCTGATTTTGAGCTTTAATAATTATATTAATTATTAAGTTAACAGGAAGAAGGGAGGTTTAATCAAGTACCTCCCTTTTTCTATTAGTTATGATAAGTACAAAGAATCTCATATTAGATGGATCTAAAGTTCCAAGTACATGGGTGTTTGAGTTCTATCTGGATCTACCAGAAAGACTAAATGGACAGAATGTGCAGATTAAATCTGTATTTCATCCATCAGAAAGAACTCCAAGCATGTGGGTATTTGTAGATAAAGGTCAATATAAGTTTAAAGATTTTTCAACAGGTAAAGGTGGTAATAAAATTGATTTAGTTAAAGAACTATTTAATATAGATTATTCTAAAGCAGTATTTAAAATAGGTCAAGATTATAATAAATTTATTACAGAAAAAGGTGAATATTCTCAATCTACTATAAAACCAGAAGCAAAGTATAAAGTTGATGGT